CCAAAAGGGTTTTTCCCGTGCCAGGTGGTCCTTCTAACAATACACCTTTGGGGATTTTCGCTCCGGCATCTACATACTTTTGAGGCTTTTTTAGAAAATCCACAACTTCCATCAATTCAAATTTGGCTTCGTCGCATCCTGCCACTTTCGAAAAATCTACATCGACTTGTTCTGAATCGATCTCTTCAAATGTGTTTTTTTGCATCATTTGTAATGGATTACGAAATCCACCGCCTCCATTTCCACCCTTGAATAAGTTCATACCGTTCCCAATTATAAATCCTACAATAACATAAATCAATGTAAATTGAATAATAGTTTGAATAAATCCAATCAAAGGGTTGGGCATAGGAGTGTTCTGAATAAATAAATCATAACGAATATTATTTTCATCGAGTGTGTTCAGAATGGTTTCTGTCATGGATGGGATCACTTGAATGATATGGGAATTGATCATATCGTAACTGTGTGGTTGATGTAAAGTATCAATGCTTATGAGTCCTTTAATGTGGTTGTCGTTTGAAACTAGGCTAACCGATTCCACATGTTTGTCTTTTATTTGTTGAATAAAGTCATCATAGGATTGCGAGAGTCCATATTTTTGGAATTCTTGAAATAAACTTTTCGCAATAAAGTTTGGATTTGTATTATCAATTTCAATCGAGTTTAACACGGGTTTATATCGTGGTGATAGGGTTCGTTTCATCTGAAAAGAAACACCGCAAGTCAAGCTACATAGGGACATTATGATTTTAAAAATAAACATAAGATATATTCATTTATTATACATCTTATCTTTAACCTATTTATCAAACTAAACTCTTTTTTGGTGGTGCAACTGCACCGGATGAACGCGTCCGTTTTATCGCATTTTTTACATCATTGGTGGGATTTCCGTTAAACGACAAAGGAGAACTGTAAGATTGTTTTCCTAATGCCTGCGCTTTTTTTTTGATTAAATAAAGAGAATTATCTTGATAAAGAGCATTTTTACCTCTCTTTTCATGATTGGTATTATTTTCAGGATGTACTTTGGGAGTATTTTGATACACACTACGCATAAGAGAAAACTGGCCTCCATTGGAGGAAGTTTGTCCTTTCATTGGCATTGCATTTTGACCGCTTTGAATATTATTATTCATGAAATATCTTATCTATATATATATATGTCAAAAAAAAATGGAGAAAACAATAAACAATCGACACAGAGTAATAACACACTGGATCAAGCATCAAACAGATTAGCTGGTTCTTCGAATAAGTCCGCAAAAGAAGCACTAGAAAAAGTATTAAGACCATCATCAACCATCACTGAACGGGCTTCTACTCCGAGTAATTCAGGAATTATTACGATAACTCCGCCAAATATAAAAAGATCAAGGATGAAAAATAAAAGTCATAATGCACAAAAATTACTGGAAAGAAATATGAAGAATTATGAGAATGGTTTAAAAGAAGCGTCTGTAGCCAATAATGGTCGTTATCAATTCGTAACAAACAAACATGGAAACCCAATAAGTAACTCACCTGGTGAACTTGACAAAATATATGGTCCGGTTTCTAAGTTCGGAGGACCATATTCAGCGTTTAACAAAGTCGGCGGTAGAAAAAGTGTTCGAAATAAAAAGAATAAAAAAAAGAATAAAAAATCAAAAAATAAATCTATCAAGAGACAGAAATGAATTATGGGATAGGGTTTAAACTTTTCGTATCGTGATATATTATATCACGATGAACCATATATATGTAGTTGTACTGGCGGGAGGATTAGGAAAGCGTATGGAATCATCATTACCCAAAGTATTACATATCGTTCAAGGCAAACCCATGTGCGTCCATGTGTTGGAAAAGGCCAGAATGTTGCATCCAAAATCCATTTATCTAGTCGTTGGAAAGTACAGACATATTATTGAAAAAACAATCCAACAGTATATGAGCCTAGAAGATATTGTATTTGTGAACCAAGATACTCCAAAAGGAACCGGTCATGCCTTGTTGTGTGCTAAAGATGAAATTATTCGACGACAATCACAAACACAACAAACACAACCGGAAAAAGTACTAGTATTGTGTGGTGATGTGCCTTTTTTATCTCTCAATACAATGCGGCGGGTTGCGGGGATTCAAAACTCCAAGGTTGCTCTGTTGACTACGATGTTTGAGAACCCACACGGGTATGGACGGATTATCAAAAATAAAAACAACTTCTTCCAGCAAATTGTGGAAGAAAAAGAGTGCTCTGAAGAACAAAAGAAAATCAAGTTAGTCAATGGTGGAGTATATTGCTTCCATCTAGATGTATTGTCCGCATATTTGCCGTTTATTAAAAACGAAAACGCCCAAAATGAATATTATCTAACTGACATCTTTGAGATCATCAAACAAAATACCATGATTTCCATTGATATGATTCATGTTACGGCAAAGGAAAATTACGAATTGCTGGGCATCAATACAAAAGCGCAACTGAATCAAGTACAACTACTTTGAAATAATACACATTCCGTTTAAAATACCACAAAAAAACATTTTCTATCATATAAATGAACGCAGAAGAAAAGCAAAAACTTCAACAAATGATTGAACAAAACAATACACAAGACAATACTCCGCTTATTCGTACGCTAAAGCACAGCGCACAAATTCGGAAATCCGTTTCTATTATTCAAAACATAAAGCGTCAATCGAGTTCGCAATCTTTTCAAGACTTAGATAAAGAAGCACAGGCTCGTGGGTGTGGATTCCTGTTTATACATTATCCAAATATATACAACAAGTTATTGAAAAATGAGATACAAATAAAGGTTCTTTACACTTTTTTAGATGAACTAGAAAAGATTGAGAAAGGTGATCAAGATCAACATGAAGCCTCTTATACAATTGGTACTTTACTCAAAGAAATGTTTGTGGATAAAAAATTGGATATTGAAAAGGAAGAAAAAAAGACAAAACATCAGGTGAAGAGGAAAAATATTACTTACGAAGAGTTCAAGATACAGCAAAATAGAGCAAATGAATGAAATAAATAAATCGATATAAGAATGTTTTGTCTTTTTATTCTAGAATGAACGGTCAGAAAACACTGATCATTGTAGAATCACCATCCAAATGCAAAAAGATTGAATCCTATTTAGGTCCTTCATATAAAGTGATTGCGTCTTGTGGTCATTTTACAAAACTGGATTCCTTGGATCAAATACAAATGGATACATTGCAAATATCGTATAAAATTAGCAATGGAAAAATATTAAAATTCATCAAAGAAGAGATTAAAAATAGTCGCGATGTCATATTGGCGACCGACGATGATCGCGAGGGTGAAGCCATTGCGTGGGCGCTATGTGTCTTTTGTAAGTTGGATATAAGAAAAACAAAAAAAATGGTTTTTCAAGAGATTACAAAAAACGCTTTGGAAAAGGCATTACAAAACATCGGTGCTATCAATATGGATCGAGTTCGGAGTCAACAAGCGCGACAAATATTGGATATTTATTTAGGATATCGAGTGAGTCCTTTGTTGTGGAAATATGTACAACACAAACTGTCAGCTGGTCGTTGTCAGACTCCGGCATTGCATTTAATTTACGAGAATGAAGCTGAGTGTAATTCATTATCTGAAGATACACATTTTACAATTAAGGCTTTATTCACATCCAAAAATGTTTTGTTTCAAGGACAAGGTCCAATTGAGAAAAATGAAATGTGTGAATATATGAAACGGATATCCGAAAAAGATTCATGGTTGCTCAAAAACAAAAAAGAAAGACAAATCAAAGAGGAACCACCTCGTATATTAATCACAAGCACACTACAACAAAAAGCGCATCAAATCTTTCGATTTAGTCCCAAAGCAACAATGAAATATGCTCAAGAACTCTATGAAAATGGTTTGATCACTTATATGCGCACGGACAGTGCCTGCTACTCACTTGATTTCACCAACAAATTGAAGAAGCATATTACGGATTCTTTTGGGGAGTCTTATGTACGAAAAGATTTGTCTTTTTTACAACAAAATAGAAATAAAAATAAATCTCAAGAAGCCCATGAAGGCATTCGTGTATGCGACTTGAATAAAAAGACAAGCGAACTAAAAACAAAATCGGCAAACATACTTTATCAATTTATCTACAAACATAGCATACAATGTGCAATGAGTCCGGCTATTTACAAAGAAACTGTTTTTTATATACACGATGAATCATGTGGATTTAAACATGTGGACAAGACTTCTCTTTTTCGAGGATGGACTCTCTTGGAAAAAGACAAATCCACTCCATCTTTTGTCTCTTTTCTGAATAGCCTGTTGGAATCACAACCCCCTTTTTGTCTTTCTTATGCCGAAGCAAATGAATCACTGATACAAACCAAGTCTCATTATCACGAAGCATCATTGATTCAAAAATTAGAAGCTTTAAATATTGGACGCCCTTCTACTTATGCAAGCATCATTGAAAGTATTTTAAGTAAAAATTATGTAGTAAAAGAAGATATCGAAGGTAAAAAGAAAGACATTTTGAAATATATATACCGGAAAGGAGAGGATATTGTCAAGCAAGCAGAGGAAAAAATTCTACACAAAGAACAAAAAAAGTTACATATTACTCCTCTAGGAAAGCAAGTGTGTGAATTTTGTATGACTCATTTCACGGAAATGTTTAGTTATGATTTCACAAATGACATGGAGTCACAATTAGATGACATAGAATATGGAACTGCAAAACAAGATGATGTTATTCGAACCTATCTTTCGTCATTGGATAAACATATTCAAGAGACAAAAGAGTTATATCAATCCAATCCAGATAAAATAAAAAAGACAAAAGACACTTCTTTGCATTGCGGCTCGTATCAAAATGATCCAATATATATCAAGCATGGTAAATTTGGATATTATTTGTGTATAGGAAAAAAAGACAAAATTAGTTTGAAAGAGTTCTGCGGATTTTGCATAGAAACCAAATTAAACGAACGAAAAGATATAACAAATGAAGAATATCAATCTTTAATAGATTTTATTCAAAATCGAGAATCAATTCGCAATGAAAATATATGTCTTGAATTATCATCTGCGTGTTCTCTACGAAAGAGCAAATATGGGTATTATATATTCTATCAAACGAAAACGATGAAAAAACCCAAGTTTTTGAAGTATAATGACGAAAAAGATGAAAGCACGGACCTGCGAAATCAATGGATAGAAACCAAGGACAGGGTCAATATTACAAATTATGTTTCAAAAAAATATAACATGACTATATAAGATCAATCATGAGCAAATATACGGATAATACAAACAGTGTAGTTGAATTTGTACAACTTGCTAATTTCACTCAAAATTTGAGTCTATTACAATCCATATTTTTTTATTTTATTTTCGTTGCTCTTTTTTGCCAACTTGTCTTTTCCAATTTTAAGAGCAACGATCCATATGGAAGCCATGGATTTGCGTCCATTAGCATTGTTACATACTGTCTTGTTCTTTTTTCAATGTTATCTATTACATTAACCCATATGATTTCAAAGATAAATAGTGCAACAAATGATACCAGTCCCGCTGACAGACCTGAATTATTTATGATTGCTCCAACTATTTACATTTTATGGTTGGTATCCATCAATGTCAAATACTACAAAGCGATTAATTTAAGAAAAGTTCCTCCGAAATTTTTCCTTTTTGCGAATTTAACGATCATTATCACGGCTATTCAATTTATGCTTGTCATTGCCCTTTTACTGAATCCCACGATTGAAGCTAATCTGAAACAAAAAATAGAGTTTTTGAATATTTTGTTTTCATTTTTAAATTTCATATTGATTCTAATTCAACAAATAATATTGGATAATTTTACGGTAGATATTGCATAATGAACCTAAATATTTGTAAGAAAATTCCTTATGAACTTGTAACTCATCATATCATTCCATATACGTACGAAGTTATTCCAGATGATTTAAATATAGATATATGTTCTTATGTAAGAGGATATCATCAATTGATTCAGCTTCATAATTTATTTTTATCCATGATTTATGAACCTGGATGGGAACCATACTTACATTTTAATATTTCTCTCTGCGAGCGTTTGATTTATGATATTGCTTATTATTTTAGGAATGATAGTGTCTGTGTTGAATCCTTTCAAATAGGTCGCTTGATGCAAAGGTATGAATCAAATCTTTTATATCGGGAAAATTTCAAAATCATGCGGCGTTTATGGGCAATATTATCTCCAGAAAATCGTGATATTTATTTGAACAAATGGAAATATATTGAAAATTCTCCTCGAATGTTATGGCCTTTTACAATGATTTAGTATTCATACTGTAGTATAATTTGTAGACAAGGCCAATGTGCTTAGTATCTTCCCAAACCCCAGATATTTTTAAAAATAAAGGTTGAAAGCAGGGATTATTATGTACCACATAAGTTATATCTTTTTGCATGATTTCATCGTAAATATTGAGTTGAATTTCTTTTTGAATGGTCTGATTGATACTTTGTAGGATATTATATTCGAGTTGCTTTATTTTTTCAAAAATAGGATCCTTTTTATTTACTTTCAAAGGATGAATCATGAAAGAAGGGTTGAAATTGATTTGAAATAATAAATATTTCAAATGCATGATTGTATCACTATATAATAATTTATAGTAATACAAATATTTGCTGTTTTGGTTTTTCACCGGCATTTTGAATATTAATTGATGACTTTGTATATTATCGATAGTAGAAATATATTCCATTACATCTAATGTTTATTGGTATTTAAATAGTTATGACATATATATCTTAATGAGTGTGTTTGAAAAATCTATCGAAAATAATTTATCAAAGAATGATGTAAAATTAAATACGATAGGAAAGGAACATATTTTATACTACCATCACAATCACATGGAAAATTATGCAAATGTGTTGAAGGATTTACAACTACAAAGTCCAAGTTCCTTGAAGTGTTCTCGAAAAACATTCATTCAATATAATCAAGAAGAACATATATTCAAATCAAGTGAAATTCATATAGAAATTGACTTTGAATTACTGGGAGTAATTGAATATGGTATGTTTGTTGAATTCATTCGACATATTGAAGAATGTATCAATAAACCACACACTTATGTAATGTGTTTACATTTCAACAACATACAAGGGGAATTACTCGATGTACTGTATGTATTTTTAAATACTCCTCGTGTTACATTTCTGTTCTTAAGTGATCAAATATCTTTTATACCCCAATCTATTTTGAATAATGTGAAAATTGTGCGTTCAAAATCATTGAACATGTCTACATACAACACAATGTACAAAACACGAGTTAACGAAATGGTGGAATGGATGACGAATGATGAAGAACACTCTTTTTTGGAATGGCGTGAAAAAGCGTATCAAATATTGATATGGAATGATTCTATCCACGATTCATTTTCCTATATGATGGAAAAACTGATTGAGAAGCAATATATCGAAGATAAGCATTTGAGTATTGTGTTCTCCAATTATTACGATATTATTTATATGTATAATAATAACTATCGTACAATATATCATTTAGAAAGATTTATCACTTTTTTAAGAAATTTAAAAGAGTCCTCACATACACAATTATGAGTTATAGCATTCAAGAATGCTGTCAATTATTTAAAATTCGTGATTTGTCTCTTTGTGATGAACGCAATCTAAGAAAAAAATATCATCGCCTGTGTTTGAAATATCATCCGGATAAAAACCCGCAGCATTCCAAAGAAGTGGATTTTTTAAAAGTTCAACAATGTTATGAAATACTTTTGAAACAAAAGAACATATGCGAATCGTCGTCAGAGGAAGAATATGAAGATTCTAATTTTATGGAAACTTTATTGTCTTTTTTAGATAAAGATAGTTTAAATTTATTATATAATTTATTGCAGCGCTGTAAAAAGCAAGAGATTATATATCTACATGTATCATGGGAGCAAGTATGTGCGCGTGATGTCTATGTATATAAAAATAAATATATACCATTATGGCATTCTGTAGTACATGATGAGTGTATGTATTACATAAAGGTAAAAGATATGCCAAATCATATAAGACGACTGTCGAATAACGATCTGGTGGTCATACAAAAATACGCATTGAAACCATTTCATTTACAAAGAAAAATAACAATAACACTGTCGCCCAAAAGACAATTATCGTTTATATGTGACACAAAGGATATAAAGGATGGATCACATGTGTGTCTTCATCAAGGTATTCCGCGCCCCAATGAAGAGGATAAATTTGATGTGAGTCAGCTATCTCATGTAATTCTTTTTTTTATGGACTAAACTTTCTTTTTAGATTTCCTTTTTTTTTTAGATTTCTTAAACTTTTTGGACTTTTGTTTGTTCTTTGGTTTATTTTTACCTCCCGCAAATATTCGATGAGTAAGATTTTGAAAACTTGGACTTGTCATTATCTTATAGTAATCTACTGGTAAATATGGATTAATCGGAGTAATGTGTACCTCGTTATTTAGACCATCAATTATCTGACCATCAAGTTTCCACTTCATCCGATCATCCTCTGCTTTTCTCCAATATTTAGGTGAAGATGAATTATCATTTGTCTCTAATACTGGTATTGTACTATGACTGGAGTAATCAAATAATCCATACCTATTTTGATTTTGTTGTCTTTTATATAGATTGATTTTACTATAATTCAAGACATCAAAAGGAATTGAAAAAAAAGTAAGATCTATGAAGGTTTGACCCGTGTTAGGATTTGTTGTTACTTTCTCGCGTATTAATAGATGAACGTTGCGTAGTTGATTTAAATCAAAAATGATTTCTGGCATAAGATTAAAAAACATTGGAATAAACTCAATTTGAACACGATCAATTCCATCACTATTATGTAATACATGTGTGATACAAACATCCAATTTATGACGAGCCAAGAATTGGATTAACAATTTCGTTTCTTCAATATATTCTTCTTCAATCTTTTGAAAACATTTATTATCAATATAAAAAATGTCAGGATTTGTATTACTTCTGTCTTTAATCATAATAGAATTATTCATTGTATTTTGTAAAAATTCTTTGTTTCTGTCCAAAATTTTATGTGGTTTATTATCGTTCTCAATTTCAATTATAGCGGCAGCACCCCCTTTCATTTATATATCACCATAAAAAAATCCATGGCGGGATTCGAACCCGCAACCCCCTGATTAGAAGTCAGGTGCGCTTCCATTGCGCCACATGGACCGTAAAAATGAAAAAATGAATCAATATCCTTTATGTTCTTTTTGTTTTTTATTTTTATTTTTGTTTTTTATTTTTATTTTTGTTTTGTTTTATTTTGTTTTTTATCATTTTGTTTAATCCTTCTTTTTTACGACACGCTTCTTCTTTGGCTTTTCGGGTTCAGGCTGAGGCTCAGGCTCAGGCTCAGAAGGTTGTTCCACCTCATCAGCCTCTTCCTGTGGAGAAGTTTCGCCTTCATCATCACTTTCTACTTGTGCTTGAGGTGTCTTTTGTTCCGTTTGGTCGTTTGAGATTTCCTCACGATCCCGAGTCGAAAGCGTAATATGACACTTTCCCTTGACAAGAGTTTCGGTTGGCTTCACTACACCTTGGTACAATTTCCAAGAAACACCAAAATTGCCATTTGCAAACCAAACACCACCACACTGAAGGATACACGCAATGTTGCTCCCCTTTTGAATGAGCTCATCTGGTGTCTTTCCGTCCGAGTTAGGAATCAACATTGTATTTTCAGTGTCGAAAAGCTCAAACTTGTAATCTCCTTCCCATGTTGGAAGCTTAACCTTCATGGTAGGATTGCGTGTAAGGTCCGGTTCGCCTTCTGGATTCTTTGGATATTTCAAGATTGGATTCCAAAATGCTTCCACTACTTCCTTCGATTGTGACTTGCCAAACCATTCCTTGCTGTTTTCCACCGCCGCATCCTTGACGGTTTCTTCCATGTCTTTCAACATTTGAAGAAATTCGTTGATATCATCATTTGAAAATTCATCGCGTGGAAACTGAAGGGAAAAGTTGTAACTTGGTCCATTGCCACCTTGATTTTCAAATACATTGACACCCCAATTCAACATCAATGGCGACGAAACCATCAAGGAACGACGCGTTTGAGAATTGAGAATACCAATACTTTTTCCACCAACCGAATTCACCTTTGGCTTGGTGAAAAGAAGGTGCTCAGACGGTTTGAATTGCTTAGGAGATACGAAGTTGGACATGTTTGATACTTGTGCTTACAATAAGTGTAGCCTTGTCTTTAAATCAATTTTTTTTGACAATCGCCACATTTGTGATGTAACTTTTTTTTTCATATGGTATTTTGAAACACCGTGAAAATAAACTTAAAAAATTAAATACAAGTAAATTATAAGAGATGAAATTAAAAGAATATTTCAAAGATTTTGATTTTGAAAATAAAACGAAAATGGAAAAGAAACAGTACCCGTTTATAGCTCAATTTTCAGATTACAATTGTCTCATTACATACAAATATACCGTAAAAGAATTTCGTGAAATTTTAAAGCGCTTTCAATTACCACGATGTAAATCAACACGACGAAATGATATCCAAGAACATTGTGTAAATTTATTGTATTTATCTCATAATATTTGTAAGATTCAAAAAATATGGAGAAATCATTTCATTCGTTTATACAATAAAACGCTCGGTCCCAGTTATGGAAAAAAACATTTGTCAAATAACGTGGATGATTTTTTAACTACAGAAAAGATTGAAGAAATCGATTACTATTATTATTTTAGTTTTAAAGACAATGATAATTTTGTATATACATTCAATTTGGTATCTATTGTGACATTATTGAATAAAAATATTTTAAAGAATCCGTATAATCGCAGTGACTTTGATACGCGAGTGATTATCGATGTAAAAAAACGACTTCGATATAATTCAATTTTGAATAAAATATCCGTATTTCAGAACTTTTCCAGCCAACCAGCAAGCATGAATGATCGCGTCAATCAATTGTTTCATCACATGGATCAACTTGGAAATTATACAAATAGTACATGGTTTTTAGAATTAAATTCTTCACAGATTCGATTTTTTTTATTTGAGTTACATGAAATATGGAATTATCGCGCACAACTGTCATTATCCGTGAAAGAAATCATTTGTCCGCCTCGCGGAAATCCATTTTTTAGTTTGCCTCGAAATTTTATTTCAAACTATAATAATAACCGTATATTCTTTTCATTAAATTTTCTAAGAAATGCAGCACTGGATGTCATGGAAAAACTATCCTATAGCGCACATAGCGATACAAACAAAAATATGGGTGTGTTGTATATATTGAGTGCTTTTACTCTTGTTTCGCAACAAGCACGCGATGCATTGCCGTGGCTTTATGCGTCTGTAGAATATAATTAATATACGATTAAAACAACTTAAAAAGATGACACTTATATAGTGTATAAAACAATGACCGCAGCTGCAAAAACCTCCACAAAGAAAACGACCAAGGCTTCGGCCTCTAAGCCCACAAAGAAGTCTTCTACTTCTCCCAAACCAGCGGCTCCTGCTGCTCCCGTGAGCGTTGTACCAGAAGTGGTTCAAAACGCCGAGGTTCCTGTCGAAGAAGTTGTCACGATTGAGAGCTCGATGAGCACCGTTCTCTCGAGTTTTTCGGATAGCATCCAAACGCTTACGGCGTCTCTTAACAAGCTCAAGAGTGACTTCAAGGTTCTCGAAAAGCAAGTGCTGAAGGAAGCTCGTTCGATGGACAAGGTAAACGCAAAGCGCAACAAGAACAAGGGTTCGCGTGCGCCAAGTGGCTTTGTGAAGCCTGCTGGTATTTCTAAGGATCTTGCGACTTTCCTTGGCGTGAGTGCGGATACCAAGATGGCTCGCACGGATGTGACGAAGCTTATTACTCAATATGTGAAGGACCACAAGCTCCAAGACGCGAAGAATGGTCGCAAGATTATTCCTGATGCGAAGCTCAAGTCGCTTCTTGGTGTGAAGGCGTCGGATGAAGTGACTTACTTCAATCTTCAGAAGTACATGAAGCCTCACTTTATCAAATCTGAGTCTGCCTAATTAATTGGTAAATGAATGTATAATCATAGATATAAAATATATGTTTGATCAACCATATATTTTATATTGTATATTAAATTCAAATACTTTTTTGAATAGTTTAAACACAACATATAAGATTTTGTACGAATGGCAACATTTGATTTATCGATTTTGACAACTTTAAAGGAAAAATTTACCTCTTTGGAAGACGAAATCAAAGAAAAAAAGGAACTTATTGCATCTCATGAAACACAGTTAAGTAAAATCAAAGTTTCCATACAAGAACTTGAATCGGAAC